ATTTTTGAAGCGGCAGTTGTTGCTCAAGTAAATGAAGCCGTTGCAGACTTGGAAGAACAATATAGCACAGCTCTTGCAGAAGAAGTGGCTCGTGTCGAAGAAGAAATTACAAGCAAGATTGATCAGTACATGGACTATGTTGCTGAGCAGTGGCTTGAGCAGAACAAGGTTGCCGTTGAGGCATCTTTGAGAACAGAGATCACAGAAAGCTTCATTGGCGATCTAAAGTCCCTATTCGAACAGCACCACATCAACGTTCCAGAAGACAAATTCGAAGTCGTTGATGAGTTGAGAGATGAAGTCGCTAGCGTTCAAGCTCGCCTTGATCAAGTGATGGAAGAAAATATGTCTCTCAAGAAAGATTTGAACGAAGCTGCTCGTACAAAGATTCTTGCAAACGTTGCTGAAGGCCTTGCTGCCACACAAGCTGAGAAACTAACTGCTCTTTCAGAGGGTGTCCAGTTTGATACAGCTGATAACTATCGTAAGAAGTTGGAAATTGTAAAAGAAAACTATTTCCCTTCTGAGAAGCCAGCTGCTGGTGCTAAAACTCTAATGGAACAAGTAGAGGAAAGCAACGAACAACCAGCATCAGCGCCTGCTAATAGCCCAGTGTCGTTCTACGCACAAGCTATTTCCAGAACTGTTAAAAAATAATTCTTTATAAATAAAAATATCCAACTTAACTACACAAGAAGGGGAATAAGAAAATGTACCTTAATGAAGAAATTCAACAGAAGTGGGCTCCTGTATTGAACCACGACGATCTTCCTAAGATCGAAAGTGCTCACAAGCGTAGCGTTGTCGCTACTTTGCTTGAGAACACCGAACGTGCTCTTATGGAAGCTTCCGGCCAGGCTCCTGGCAGTCAAATGCTTACCGAAGCTCCAGTTCCCGTTAACAACGGTGTTGCAGGCGGCGCTGGTAACATTTCAACGTTTGACCCTGTGCTTATCAGCCTGGTTCGTCGTGCAATGCCTAACCTGATCGCTTATGATATCTGCGGCGTGCAGCCAATGACTGGTCCTACCGGCCTGATCTTTGCAATGCGCTCACAGTACGCTAACACCACAGCTATGACTGGTGAGACCTTCTACAACGAAGTCAACACCGCTTACAGCTCTGTTGTTTCTGGCGCCAACACTCTTGGTCAGAAGCACGTCGGTGGCGTTCCTGGTTCTACCAGCCAAACTTCTAACCTCGCTTCTAGCGGTGTTTACAACTTTGGTTCTGGCATGTCTACAGCACAGGCTGAAGCTCTGGGTACTACAAGCAATACTGCATTCCCACAAATGGGTTTCAGCATTGACAAAGTCACCGTCACAGCTAAGAGCCGTGCACTGAAGGCTGAGTACACAATGGAACTGGCACAGGATCTGAAGGCAATTCATGGTCTTGATGCTGAAACCGAACTCAGCAACATCCTGACCGGTGAAATCCTTGCTGAAATCAACCGTGAAGTTGTACGTACAATTAACATCACCGCAACCCAAGGCGCTTCTTCAGGCACCACAACTGCTGGCGTGTTTGACCTTGACGTCGACGCTAACGGCCGTTGGTCTGTTGAGAAGTTCAAGGGTCTGATGTTCCAAATCGAACGTGAAGCCAACGCTATTGCTAAGGCAACTCGTCGCGGTAAGGGTAACATCATCATCTGTTCTTCGGACGTCGCTTCCGCTCTACAGATGGCTGGTGTTCTAGACTACACTCCTGCTCTGAACAGCAACAACCTCCAGATCGATGACACAGGCAATACTTTTGCTGGTGTTCTGAACGGTCGTATGAAGGTTTACATCGATCCATATGCAACTGGTAACTACATGACCATCGGTTATAAGGGTTCTTCTGCATTTGACGCTGGTCTGTTCTACTGCCCATACGTTCCTCTGCAAATGGTTCGTGCTGTTGATCAAGACAGCTTCGCACCTAAGATTGGTTTCAAGACCCGCTACGGCATGGTCGCAAACCCATTCGCAGAAGGTCTAACACTGGGTGCTGGTGCTCTGACAAAAGATAGTAACGTTTACTATCGCCGTATCATCGTCGAAAACCTGCTGTAATAATAAATATTACAACTACAGCATTACGATGCTTCAAAGGGGATCTTCGGATCCCCTTTTTTATTGGATAAATAGAGCAGTGAGGAAATAACATGAGTGCTATAGACAATCAACCAACAAACCAATCGTTTCTTTCACCTCTTGGTTTCAGTTTACAAATCAAGAAGTGTCCTACTGTTAACTTTTTTGTACAGGATGTAGGAATACCAAGCGTATCACTCGGCACTGCTGATGCTGAAACACCATTCACAAAAATTCCATTTCCAGGAACACGTTTAACGTTTGGTAACCTACAGGTGACGTTCAAAGTTGATGAAGACATGAAGAACTACCTTGAGCTCTATTCATGGCTCCGATCTATCGGCTTTCCAGACAACTTTGCTCAATATAGTAATATTGCTGGTGCTAACCTTACATCTGGCGATGGCGTGTTCTCTGATATATCACTGCTAATTATGACCAGTGCAAAGAATCCAAACATGCTGGTAACATTTTATGATTGCTTCCCTGTTGACCTTTCTGAATTAAAGTTTGATAGTACATCTGCTGATGTGGAATACTTAACAGCCACAGTAGCTTTTGCAAATCGTCGCTTTGATATTCAACCTATAATATGACCGCATGAAATTTGATGACATTATGGATCTGTGGCAGCAAGATGCTAACATGGATAAAAGTGAGCTTGGTGAAGAAAGTTTAAAGATCCCTTTACTGCACCACAAGTATTATAAGCTACTTGTCAATGAGGGGTTACTCTTAAAAAAGTTTGAGCAAGATTACAAAGTAATGTATAGGCTCAAGTTTGAATATTTCATGGGCGTGCTCGATGAGGAAACGCTGCGTGAACATCAATGGGAGCCGTTTCAATTGAAGGTGTTGAAACAAGACCTAAGTACATACATCGATAGTGATAATGATATGCAAACTATCCAAGCAAAGATAGACATTCAGAAACAGAAGATATCGTTTTTGGAGTCCGTTGTTAAGATAGTATCCAATAGAGGCTTCCTAATTAAAAACGCAATTGACTGGGAGCGATTCAAGGTAGGTGGATGAGTGAAATAATACGTGTAACGAAGTTTAATGACGTTCACATAAAATTACATTGTGATGCAAGTGTTGCATACGAACTAAACGAGTACTTTACCTTTTCCGTTCCAGGTGCTCGTTTTTCTCCCGCATTTAAGAATAAGATGTGGGACGGTAAGATTCGTTTGTTTCATTTAATGCGTCAGACGTTATACGTTGGCCTTTTAGAAAAAGTTAAGCAGTTTGCTACGGATAGGGGATACCAACTCGAGTATGATAACCCATCATTGTTCAGCGGTACACATTTTACATTGCAGGATGCAGAGGCGCATGTAGCTAATTCAGAGCTGACAATGACGCCGCGAGACTATCAGTACGAAGCATTTGTACATGCAATTAGTAAGAAGCGCGCTATCCTTCTTTCTCCTACTGCATCAGGTAAGTCACTAATCATCTTCCTTATCACGACGTTTCTTATTGCAAAGAAGGTATTGATTATTGTACCAACGACGGGACTGGTACATCAGATGGCAAGTGACTTTGAGGACTACGGATGTCCGCCAGATATTATCCATAAGATATTTTCGGGTCAGGAAAAGGCGACAAACGCCTTTATAACTATAACAACGTGGCAAAGTATCTACAAGCTACCAGCTCGGTGGTTTGATCAGTATGGTTGTGTTATAGGTGATGAGGCACACACATTCAAAGCTAAGTGCCTCGTCGAGATCATGGAGAAGCTAACAAAGTGTGAGTATCGTTATGGCTTCACAGGTACACTCGATGGTACACAAACTAATAAGCTGGTACTGGAGGGATTGTTTGGTTCTGTAAAGGTAGTGACTACGACAGCTCAATTGATGGAACAAAAGACCGTTGCACAAATGAGCATTAAGGCAATCATTCTATCGTATCCGGAAGAAACACGACGGTTGATAGCAAACCGCACTCCGAAGATTCTGTACAGAGATGAGTTACTATTTTTAATGCAAAAGAAAAGTAGAAACAAATTCATAGCAAACCTTGTTTCTTCATTACCAAATAACACTTTACTGTTGTTTAATAACATAGATCATGGTAAAATACTACATCAGCTAATTCAATCAAACGATCCTT